GATGAAGTAGGAATTAATCTTGCTAAGCACAAAAGATATCGAATGGTAGATATCAAGAAACTTGAAGATAGAATTAAAAATCTTGAGTATTATACAACTCTATCTTTATTGGAAAAAGAGACTGCAAGTTTTACTATTAAAGATGCAAATGGGTTGGATAGATTTAAATCAGGATTCTTTGTTGATAATTTCACAACATTAACTTCCCAAAAATCCACCTTTATTGCCAAAAATTCAATTGATGTTGAAAATTCTCAATTAAGACCTTCTGTATATACCACCTCCATAGATTTAATTCTTGGACATACAAATTCAAGAGGAGATATTAATTTTAATGATTTAGATTTTGATTACAAGTCAAATCAATCTATTGTTGGTGAAAATGTTAAAAAATCAGTTGGACCTGTTGGAAAGGGGGTTTTAACCCTTGATTATTCGGAGACTGAAGAAATTATTCAACAGTATGCAACAAGAGTTGAAAATGTAACTCCATATTTGGTTACTTTCTATGGAGGAGTTTCAAGTCTTAGTCCAGCATCTGATATCTGGTTAGATCCTATTGTTTTGGATCCAATTAATTTGGGAGTTGAAGGTGGAGAAACTCAAATTATTAATGTTGAGTTGGATGAGGTTCCAGATCCAAACTCAGGATGGGCTCCAGTTTTATTTGGTGCTTGGGAAACTTCATGGACTACAGTATCTACCCCTAGAGAAGTTTCTAGAGGTCCAAAATATGAAAAAAATGGAAAATGGTATCAAGATGTTGTTTATGCTGTAGACAAAGAAGGTTCCAAAACTAGAATTGGTGATACTAGAAGAATTACATTCTCAGATACTCCAGTATCATATGGAGATAATGTAGTAAGTATTGATATTGCAACATATTGCAGATCGAGAAACATAGAAGTTGTTTCAAAGAAATTAAAACCATACACACAAATGTATGCGTTCTTTGACGGACAAAATGTTGATGAATTTATGGTTCCAAAACTTTTGGAAGTGGAAATGATATCTGGCATTTTCCAAGTTGGCGAAACTGTTACCAATTTAAAGTCTGCTTTTGATGGTTTTTCAAGTGCAAATATTAAATTCCGACTTTGCCAACCAGATCATAGAGAAGGAAGATATGACTCTCCAACCGCATCATATACATTTAATCCATATGATAGAACTCAAAATGTTCCAACAAGTTATTCTGAAGCATCTGAGTTTTTAAATGTTGATACTTTCCTCTTATCAGAAGAGGCAATTGGAGAATCTTTTGGTTATGTTTCTTCTGGAATGATTCTAATTGGATCATCTAGTGGTGCAACTGCAAAAGTAAAACCAGTAAGACTTATTACTGATAACGTTGGAACATTAATTGCATCTCTTTATATTCCAGATCCAGGTATTAGAAGAAATCCAAGATTTACTACGGGATCTAAGGTTATAAGACTTTCAAGTCTTAAGAGTAATTCGACAGTTCCTGGTCTTCTCAATAGTTTGTCCGAAGCAGCATTTTTTGCAAAAGGTACAATTAAGACAACTCAAGAATCTTTTGGAACAATTAGAGACACTATAAAGGAAGTTGGAACTTTAACGGAAACATTGCCCATATCTACAACAGATTTTTCAAAACCAGTTGCAGTTCAGGTTCCTGCTCCCCCACCAAAACCAGAACCAAAACCATATCCAAAGCCAAAACCAGAGCCAAAACCAGAACCAAAACCAAAACCTGGTCCAAAACCATCTCCTGGTCCAAAACCAGAACCAAAACCATCCCCTGTACCAAAACCATCTCCTGGTCCAAAACCATCTCCTGGTCCAAAACCATCTCCTGGTCCAAAACCAGTATCAAAGAAAATTGAACAATTTAAGTTATATACAGTTCCAGGAACATATACATTTACTGTTCCAAAGGGAGTAACTTCTATTGAGGCTTCTGGAGTTGGTGCTGGTGGTGGTGGCGGATATGGTAAGAGTAATAAACCAGGCGGCGGCGGAGGCGGCGGCGGAGTTTGTTCCAAAAAGATATCAGTAAATCCTGGAGAGACTCTAACAGTTGTTGTTGGATCTGGTGGAAGAGGAGCAACTTCTGACAATAAAGCAAGGGACGGTGGGGCAAGTTTTATTCTTGGTAAAAATATATCTGCCAGAGGTGGCGTAGGTGGATCAAGTTCTTCTAAAGGATTTGGAGGAAAAAATAGTGGTGGTGGAGGAAGAGGTGAAGATGGAAGATATGATAGAGATGATGATGATAGAGGTGGATATGGAGGAGGTGCCGGTAGAGTCGGTGGAGGAAACTGTGGACATCCAAAATACAAAGACTGTTCATCTAGAACTGGAGGACCTGGCGGAAATGGTATAAAATTTGCAGGTTCTGGTGGAACAGATGGAGAAGTTCCAAATTGTGGAGAGGAAGATGGTGGAAGAGGTGGCACCTACGGTGGCGGTGGTGGCGGCGGAATCGATGATGGTTCTGGCGCAGATGGTTCTTCCGGCGCATTCCTTTTAAAGTGGAAAGAATCAAAAGATACCGCATCAACTGATTTAATTCCACCAATTGGATTGGATCCATTAGCACAATCATTCACAATTAGTGCTAAAGAAGGAAGATTCGTAACAGCAATCGACATATTCTTCCAATCCAAAGATGATTCTCTTCCAGTTATTGTTGAATTAAGACCAATGTCTTTAGGTCTTCCAACTGGGGAAATATATCCATTCTCTCAGGTTATTGTATATCCTGAAGACATTGAAATTTCTGAAGATGCTTCTGTAGCAACAAGAATTCAATTTGATGCTCCAGTTTATCTCAAAGGAGAATCTGAACACGCTGTAGTAATTAAATCAGATTCAACAAATTATTACGTTTGGATTTCGAGACTTGGTGAAGTTGATATAACTACAGCATCTTTACCAGAATCTGGAAGAACTATTGTTGCAAGTCAACCAGACATTAGTACAATTGGTTCTCTATTCAAATCCCAAAATGCTTCTACTTGGACCCCAAGTCAATTTGAAGATCTGAAATTTACCCTATATTCTGCGGTATTTGAAACTGAAGGTAATGCAAGTTTCTTCAATCCAGATTTGACCAAGAAAAATAAACAATTCTCAACATTGAGAAATAATCCTCTAGAAATTTTCTCAAGAAAAATTAAAGTTGATATTTCCGAAACTCTTTCAGATCCATTATTTAAATTAGGTAATACAATAGTTCAAAATGGTACTGGTGCTACAGGAAATTATGTTGGTGCTACAGGATCTATTACAAGTGTTTCAATTACAAATAGTGGAATTGGATATACCCCATCCAATGGAACTTCTTTCACATACTTTAACGTTCCATTAGAAAATTCTTCTTCTGAAGGAAGATTAGCAACAGCAGATATTACTATTGGAAGAAATATCCTTCCAGATGGAACTTTTAATGATGGAGTTGCAATTGCTGCCACAATCTCGGCAACTGGAACTGGATATGAGAAAGGTGATGTATTATCAGTAAGTCAATTAGGTGATCAAACTTTAGGTAGAAACTTATTGTTAACTGTAGATGATGTAACAGATTTTAATCAACTTATTATTGATAATGTACAAGGCAATTTCTTAACTGGAATTGGTTATACTTTAACTTATACAAATGAATCTTTGACTAACGTCAATATAAATAATGGAATAACAAATCCAGTCAATATTACTGAACTTACAGAAATTACGGATGGTCTGCACATTAAAGTAAATCATCAAAATCATGGCATGCACTCCGAAGTTAATCTTGTAGAATTGTCCAATATTGTTTCGGATATTTCTCCAGTAACTTTGATTGAAAACATTTCACCAAATGATACTAGTTTATCAGGAATTACTCTTTCCGATACTTCAATATTTGCAACTTTTGAAGGTGCTCCAGTTTCAATAACAAATCCTGGATTTATATTGATTGATAAAGAAATTATTAAATATACTGGAATTTCTGGAAATCAGATAACTGGCATTACTCGTGATATTATTAGTAGTGATACTGAAACATTAAGAGTTATTTCCTCACACTTTGAAGGATCAGATGTTTATAAGTATGAATTGAATGGAGTTTCACTTACCAGAATTAATACAACTCACAATCTTCAAGACGCTTCTGTTCTTGATCCAATTGGATTAGACTATTACACAATCTACATCGATACTGTAAGATCAGATACTACACTTAAACCATTATACTTTAGAGATACAAAGTCTACTGGTGGATTATCTGTTAAGGCATCAAGTAATATTCAGTTCGAAATTATTAAACCAAATCTTGAAACTTTTATTCTACCAGAAACAAATATTGCTTCAGATTTGAGAACTATTTCTGCTACAAGTATTGGTGGTGTTGAACCTTCCTTTGTTGATCAAGGATATCAAAGAGTTGATTTGAATGTTGATAATAACATGAGCACAAGTAGATTAATCTGCTCCAAAATAAACGAAACCACTTATTTACAAAATCAACCAGCAGGCAAGTCTTTAGAACTTAGAACATTCTTATCAACTGAAAATGATAGATTAACTCCAGTAATTGATCTAGATCGTGTCGGAGCAATTTTGGTTTCAAATAGAATCAATAGACCTATTGAAGATTATATAAATGATTCTAGAATTTCTACTATAGAAAAAGATCCAACAGCGTTCTTCTATATAACAAAACCAATTTCTTTGGAAGTTCCTGCAACTTCACTAAGAACTTATATTGCTGCATATATTAACAGAAATTCTGATATTAGAGCATTCTATGCACTAATGAAGGATCCAACAGAAACTCCAATCTACTATCCATTCCCAGGATATTCAAATAAACTTTTATCCGGAGAAGTGATTGATATTAACAATAGTGATGGAACATCTGATAAATTTGTTCCAAATAATGAACTATTTGGAAATGGAAATACTGAGAATTACTTCAAAGATTATGAGTTTAGTGTTGATAATCTGGCAGAATTCAGATATTTTACCATTAAACTAACTGTTTCTTCAAATATTCAAGTATATCCACCAAAATTAAGAGACCTTAGAGTAATTGCATTGGCATAATGAACTATAGTAAAATAGAAGGTCACGAAAATCTAATTCGTGACGAAAAAACCAAATCAATCATTAATACTAACATTAATGAGTATGAGAATTATATTAAAATGCGAAATATAAAACAAAGTGAGGTGAAAAGAATTGAGAACATTGAAAATGATTTAAATTCTCTAAAAAATGATATTAATGAAATTAAAAGTCTATTAAAGAGTACTCTAAAATGATTGATTTGGATTTGGTTGAACTTGAAAACTTTAGTAAAATGTTTGAGTATGAGAAACTTGCTAGAGATATAGATAGTATAGAAAATATTGAGGAAGCAAAGCATATTGCAAAAGCATTTGTCAAATTATATTTCAAGCAACAAGAAATCGTATCTAAATTTACATAGATTCTAATGGCAAAACCATCCACAAGACAACAATTAATAGATTATTGTCTACGAAAATTGGGTTATCCAGTTCTGGAAATCAACATTGCAGATGAACAGATTGATGATCTTGTTGATGATGCACTTCAGTTTTTCTATGAAAGGCATTTTGATGGAGTCATTCAAAATTATTTAAAGTATCAAGTAACTCAAGAAGATATTGATAGGGGTAAAGGAAAAGTTGGAATTACAACGACCTCAGTTAATAATACAATTAATGGTATAACAACTCAGTTTGATTATAAAGAAAATAGTAATTATCTACCAATACCCACAAATGTAATTGGAGTTAATAAAATTTTCAAATATGAAGGTGAAAATACTATCTCCGGAAATCTTTTTGGTGTAAAATACCAATTATTTTTAAATGATTTTTATCAGTGGGGTTCTTTAGAACTTCTCACATATTCAATGATAAAAACAAAACTTCAAGATATTGAGTTTTTATTAAATACGGATAAGCAAATTAGGTTTAATAAGAGACAAGATAGATTGTATCTTGATATTGATTGGAATTCTATTAATGTTGGAGATTATCTCATTATCGATTGTTATCAAATAATGGACCCAACTAGTTATAGTGAAGTTTGGAATGATTCTTTCCTAAAACCATATTTGACTGCACTTATGAAGAGACAGTGGGGATATAACATTTCCAATAAATTTAGAGGTCTTAAACTTCCAGGAGGAGTTGAGTTGGATGGTAGAACTCTTGTTGAAGATGCTCAAAGAGAAATTGATTCTTTAATGGAAAAGATGTCTTCGACTTATGAACTTCCACCTTTAGATATGATAGGTTAAACTTATGCTTAATCCATTTCTACTAAACGGTTCTAAAAGTGAGCAGGGAATGCTCCAAGACTTAATCAATGAGTCTCTTAGAATGTATGGTATTGACGTTTTCTATTTACCGAGACAATTTGTAAATGAGAAAACAGTAATAAAAGAAGTTGTTGAGTCTGAATTTAATACAGCATTTCCAATTGAAGCATATGTAGAATCATATGATGGTTATTCTGGACAAGGAACAATTCTTTCAAAATTTGGAATTCAAGAGTTGGATGATTTAACTCTTACGATTTCAAAGGAAAGATATGAAAATTATATTCAAAATCTTATCAAAAAAATTCCAAATTCGAAATTGACATCCAGACCAAAGGAAGGGGATTTAATTTATTTTCCTCTTGGTGATAGATTATTTGAGATTAAGTATGTGGAGCATGAAAAACCATTTTATCAGCTTCAGAAAAATTACGTTTATCAATTATCTTGCGAACTCTTCAGATATGAAGATGAAGTTATTGATACTGATATTGATATTATTGATGATAATATTCAAGATTATGGATATATTCAAACTTTGAATATGATTGGTGCTGGGGTAACTGCTGAAGCAACTACAACAATCGTAAATGGTGGAGTAAGATTTGTAACAATTACCAACAGAGGTTCTGGTTATACAAGTGCTCCAGAAGTTAAGTTTTCTTCTCCACGATCGGGAGGAACAAAAGCAACAGCTGTTGCTGAAATGATTAGTGGTATAGTTGATTTTTGCGAATCTGATCCCAATCTCTTAAGGGTCCAAAAGATTTTAATCACTAATCCAGGATCTGGATACACAACTGCTCCACAAATTACTTTTATTGGAGGGGAAGGATCTGGAGCAGAAGCAACCGCAACTATTGGTGATGGAGTTATTGGTCCAATAACAGTTACAGAATCTGGATCTGGATATCTTACCCAACCTACAATTATTTTTACAGGAATATCTACAGTTTCTGCTGCAGCAACTGCAGTATTAAGTAATGGATCTGTAAGTAGTATTCAAATTATTAATGCTGGACTTGGTTATACATCTGCACCAGACATTACAATTGGCAACCCCGATTCTACTGGTGGAACTGGAACATTTAAGTTCAATGAAGTGATTACGGGAAGTATTTCTGGAACAACTGGAAGAGTTAAGTATTGGAATATTGTTACTAATATTTTAGAAGTATCAAATATTACAGGAAACTTTAAAGTTGGAGAAATAATTACTGGTTTAGAATCTAGTGCATCTTATGTTTTGAGAAAAATAAATGAAGATAACCTTTCAGATACTGGGTCTCTAAATAATTCAAATACTGGCGATAAATTTGCAAATAATCTTGAAATTGAAACTGAGGCAGATTTAATTTTAGATTTTAGCGAAAAAAATCCATTTGGAACTCCATAAATTAAGAGGTTAATATGTTCGAATATTACTATAATGAAATATTCCGAAAGACAATTATTGGATTTGGAACTCTGTTTAATGCAATAAACATTAAGCACTTTGATGACTCTGGTGACGTAAGTTCTGTCATCAAGGTTCCTCTTTCTTATGGACCAATTCAAAAGTTTCTTGCAAGAATTGAGCAGCAACCAGATTTAAATACTCCAGTTCAAATGACTTTGCCAAGAATGTCATTTGAATTTGTTGGTCTTTCTTATGATCCAACAAGAAAACTTACGACAACGCAGACATTTATATCAAAATCTTCAACAGATTCTACGGATTTGAAGAAAACATATATGCCTGTTCCATATAATATGCAATTTGAACTTAGTATTATGACTAAGTTAAATGATGATATGCTTCAAATAATTGAACAAATTTTGCCATATTTTCAACCTTCGTATAATGTAACTATTGATCTGGTCAAATCTATTGGCGAAAAAAGAGATGTGTCAATTGTTTTAGATTCCATTAATATGGAAGATAATTATGAGGGAGATTATACTACAAGAAGGGCACTTGTTTACACGTTAAGATTTAGTGCAAAGACATATCTATTTGGTCCTACTTCTTCTGCAAACAAAGACATTATCAAAAAAGCAACTGTTTCTCTTGTTTCAGGAGATTCCAAGTCAACTTCAAGAGATCTTACATACTCAGTTACTCCAGTTGCAACTAAGAGTTATAGTGATTTGGTAATTACAACATTAAATTCTGATATGACAGAATCCACTACAGAAATTACTGTACAGCAAGCTGCAAATGTCCCAATAAATTCATATATTACAATTGATAATGAAACTATGAGAGTAGTTGATAAGATAGATAGAACTGATGTAATAGGTCAAGATACTTTAGTTGTTTCTAGAGGTCAATATGGAACAACTATTACGACTCATGTGAGTGGATCTTCAATTGAATTGATTACTCAAGCAGATAATGCATTAATACAACCTGGAGATGATTTTGGATTTGATGGAGATCTATTCTAAGTAAAGATATGAAAGATTATGATAAGTTGGATGATGTTTTTAATGTTTCTGGGGATATAGTACCCAAATCGGTTGATGTTGATATTGAAAAATCTGAAATTGAACCAACTCCAATAGTAGAGAATAAAAGATCTACAGATATTCAAAGAGATTATGAATATGCAAGAGGTACAATATACTCTCTTTTGGAAAAGGGGCAAGAGGCGATAAATGGTGCTTTAGAACTTGCCCAAGAGACCGAATCTGCTAGGGCATATGAAGTTGCTGGACAGATAATCAAAAGCGTTTCTGATACAGCAGATAAACTAATGAATCTACATAAAGATATTAAAGAAGTTGAAACTGATAGGGTGAAAGGTCCAACCAATGTAACAAATAATGCTCTGTTCATCGGATCAACTGCAGAGTTGTCAAAATTATTAAAACAACAATCAAAAGATACTCAGGAAGATAAATAGTTAAAAAAGTAAGAAAATGTCTGTTGCTCAAATTAATACGATAACTATTGAAAGAGGAACTGATTTTGAGGTTACTTTTGATATTTTTGGTGAAGATTTAGAACCAAATAGCTTTACACAAGGATACTCTGGCATTTTTTCTCTTAAAAAATATCCAGGAGCATCTACTGGATTTGAAAAAGCGGCGGTTTTTGATCCCGGAACAAATGATATCAAAGTTTCTTTGGCAAAAACTGAAACTGCAAAATTAAAACCTGGCAGAAATTATTTTCAAGTAAGTATCATTTCTTCTCCATCTGCAGGTTCTCTTACCAGTAGAATTGTAGAGGGTACGATTATAGTTTCTGAGGAAATTACAAACAATGTCTAGTTTTAATGTCAAACTAAAGTCCTCAAGTAAATTTAAAGTAGTTTCAAGTGTTGGAGGTGTTCAAGTGCCTGCAAGTTTTTCGGATTTGATAGATTTTGATGATGGAAATAGTGGTAATGGAGTTATTGATCAATATGTTCTGATGTATGATGCTAGCAGTCAAAAATGGATTGCAAAAAATCCAGATGAAGTCCTCCAATCAGCAGCATTAGAACCTGTACAACCGGGTTTAGTAAATCCAAACCAATTTGGACCATCTTATGCCGATGAATTTGTTGATGAAATTAAGTCAGAACTAGATCCAAGTATTGATGGCGGATTTTTTTAGGTATAAATATAAAAATTCTTTATTTTACTAAATAATAATAGTAAAATTTCATAGCGAAGAATAACATGGCATCACCAAAAATTCAATTTAAAAGGGGTGCTGCTGGAATTGCAGGAACAGTTCCAGCGTTGCACCCAGGTGAACCAGCGTTTTCGACAAACAATTTTGACTTTTTTATTGGTTTTGATACCTCTGTAACTGGAAACAAGTTTTTCGGATCGCATAGATATTGGACTAGAGAAGATGGGTCTCGCTCTGCAGGCCTTAATCTAGTCGATCAGGATGGAATAAATTACATTCAATTAAAGTCTCCAGAAAGTCTTAGTGGTATTGGAACTTACACTTTTCCAGATACTAATACCATCAATTCTGGTTATTACCTTAAAGTTCTTGACTCAAATGGTACTCTGGGTTGGTCAGATGTTACTACCAATCCAGAACTTACAAATACAACTCTTCTTGGAATCACAACAATAGGACCGAATGGTGGTGACCAACTACTAGATGTAAACGTTTTTGCTGATTTTAGTAGCGGTGTTAATGTTTCCGGCACTACTACAATTACAACCGCCGATATCAATGGTGGTAACATTGATGGCACTGTAATTGGATCTGGAACAAGTGCAGCAGGTACATTTACTGACTTAGTTGGAACTGCTGCAACAGTTACAAACTTAACAATTAATAATTCTACACCAATAACTGATATTGACACTGATTTATCCACAGTTGCTGGTTCTCATGAGACTTTGGCATCAGCACTTGCAATTAAAACTTATGTTGATAACCAAGTTACAGCACAAGATTTAGACTTTGCTGATGGTATTGGTGGAACTGGTGCCGTTGACCTTGATAGTCAATCTCTCACTATTGCAGGAACCACAAATGAGATTGAGACTTCTGCATCTGGTCAGACACTTACCATTGGACTGCCAAATGTAGTTGCAATTACCACTTCATTATCTGTCGGTGCTGGTGTTACAATCAGTGCTTCCGGAATTAATGCTGGAACTGGTATTGTTACTGCAACAACATTTGATGGAAATGCAGGAACTGCAACATCTTTAGCTACTGCAAGAACAATTGCAATTAGTGGAGAAGTTACTGGTAGTCCAACATCATTCGATGGCACTCAAAATATTACAATAGATGCCAATCTTAATATTACCGGATTAACTTCAGAATCATCACTTGCCGATGACGATGAATTTGTTGTTTATGATCTTACAGCTACTGCAAGTCGCAAAACAAGTGCTTTTGATGTAAGCAATTATGCTTTTGGAAGAGTTAGTGGTGATATTTTAATTGGATCTGATGGAGTTGCAGCAATTCAAGCAGATTCTGTTGAACTGGGAACAGATACCACTGGCAACTATGTTGAAGACGTAACTGCTGGCGATGGTCTTTCAAAAACTTCTTCTGTTGGCGAAGGTCAAACTGTAGATCTTTCGGTAAATGTTGGAACTGGAATTACCATCACATCTGACGCAGTTACATTAAAAGGCGCAGCAAACTTAACTAATAATTACCTGCCTGCTTGGGATGATGCGAATGGTCAACTTGTTGATAGCGGATCACAATACACTGTTGGTGGTGGTACAACTATCACTGGCAATCTCCACGTTACGGGAACTGCAAATATTGGTTCTATCAGTGGTACTGCCGCAACAGCAACTCGTTCAATTACAGTAGATACTACTGGCGATACTACTGATGCAACTTATTACATGCTCTTTGCAGATACTTCTGCAGGAGAACAAGGTGAGACTGTAAGAGTTAGTGCTGCTGCATCACTCAATCCAAGTGGAACTGGTACATTTAGTGTTGGAGTAATTCAAGCAGGATCTATTAAGTCAACGACTGGATCTAATGCAATTACAGTTAATGCTTCTGGAACTATTGAAACTGCTTCAGATTTAACGATTGGCGGAAACTTGATTGTTAATGGATCAACAACTCAAGTAAATACATCAGAAATCACAGTTGAAGATCGCACCATTGAACTTGGTGTTGTTGATGGAGCACTTCCAACAGATACCACTTGGGATCTTGGAATTTTGATGAATTATGGTGACTCTGGAGTTGGAAAAACTTCTGCCATCATTTGGGAAGCATCAAGTTCGAGATTTATACTTGCTTCAGATCTGACAGAATCTGTTGGAGTTACTACAGATCTTCCTCAGATTACACCTTCAGCATACGCACCACTTGAGATTTCAGAGCTTTGGATTAATAATTCTTGCACTGGTGGATCATCGTCAGTAATTGCTTGTTCTGGTTCTGAATTGGTTCTTCAAAATATTACAGTTGACGGTGGATCATTCTGATAATTAATTAAATAATTTCAATAAATACACTCAGTTTATTGGGTGTATTTTTTTTATGTCTGAAGAAGATTTAAAAGCAATAGTGGCAAAATATCAACAAAAAGCATTTGACCTTTTTAATAAAACAATTGTGTTAGAAACTCAGATAGAGACTGTAACACAGAAAAACATATCTCTACAAAATGAGTTGGAAAAATTAAAAAAATCTAAAAGAATACCTAAAACTGAATCTGAAGATTTTAAATGATCTGAATTAGTTTGATGCTATAAATAATAAAGATTCTTATATAAGAATCTATACGGTTTCTACCAACTATGAGAGGTTGAATGGCAGATCCAAATATTAAACTTAAAAGGTCTTCTGTACCCGGAAAAATACCAACGTTAGGGCAATTATCTCTAGGTGAGATAGCCCTCAACACCTATGATGCCGATCTCTTAGTTAGGAGAGAAAGGTCAGGAATTGGCACCGATATTGTAAGAGTCGGTGCTGGAGCAACAGTATCTAATGTTTTATATGTCACAAAAGACGGAAGCGATACAAACACAGGAAAAAAACTTGGAGACGCCAAAGGAACCCTCAAAGGAGCCCTTGCCATTGCAGAAGAAGGATCCATTATTAGAATTTCTGCTGGATCTTATGTAGAAGATAATCCTTTAACTATTCCAAAGCAGGTTTCTATAGTTGGAGATAGTTTAAGGGAAGTTACAATTACTCCACAAAACTCTGATCAAGATCTCTTTTATGTGAGAGAAGGTATTTATGTTACAGAGATGTCTTTTAAGGGATCAATGGATCCTGGAAAGGCTTGCTTTAGATTTGATCCACATACCGTTGGATTTGTTTCACAATCACCATACATCAGAAACTGTACAAATTTTATTTCTAATAGTATTGGATTAAAAATTGATGGTACCGATTGTATCGGTAAATTGAAGAGTATGGTTACAGACTCTTTTACTCAATATAATCAAGGTGGTATTGGCGTTTCTATTACAAATGAAGGATATGCTCAGTTAGTTTCATTATTTACTATTTGTAATGACATTTCAGTTTATTGTGGTAGTGGTGGTGCTTGCGATTTAACCAACTCAAACTCTTCTTTTGGTAACTATGCATTAGTTTCCGATGGCATAGGACCAAAAAAATATACTGGAATTATTACTAGTCCTGCTGCAGCAAATTCTGATACATTTGTTTTAGATTTAAATGTTCCAACATTTAATGTTACAAATGCTCTATACGATAATATAACTGGTCTTACAACAATAACTGTCGATTCCAATCACAACTTTAATGTTGGTATGGGACTGACCATTTCTGGTCTTGGATTTACTTGTACTTCTGATGGAGGAGTAACTACAGTAACATATCCATCAGGAAACAGTGGGTATATTTTTGAAGTAAATGCGATTCCAAGTTCAACATCATTTGAGGTATATGTTGGAGCATCAACTTTACCCCACACATATACATCTGGAGGAACAGTTGCAATAAATGCAGTAAGACCTTTTGATGGACAAGTAATTTATATTGAAAATTTATACTATACTATCGGTAATATTAATATAACTAATGGTGGAAGTGGATACACTGACAATGTATCGATTTCAATTAGTGATCCATCGACTTCTTGGGGAGTTCCTGCAACAGCTGTTGCTGAAGTTAAAAATGGTCAAGTGATTGGTGTTGAAATTGTTTCTAATGGAAGAGGATACACTAGTGTTCCATCAGTTACTATTTCAGATCCTCAAGAAGCAGGAACAACAGCTACTGGAACTCCAGTTTTAACTCCAACATATTATTCAATTAGAGAATCTACGCCAGTTGTTTCTGGCATTTGTACCATTACAGTAACAGAAAACGTTCCATATTCTGTCGGAGTTGGATCCACTGCAGTTTTCTTCAAACAAAGTAGAGTTCTTGCATCAGGACATTCAATGGAATACATAGGTACAGGAACTGATATTGATTCCGCTTTCCCTCAAGCTGGAGGAATTCCAATTCAAAAACAGGAAACTGATTCTAGAAATGGAGGACTTGTTGTTTATACTTCGACAGATCAGGCAGGTAATTTTAGAATTGGTGATGGAGTTTTAGTTGACCAGCAAACCGGAACTATTTCTGGAAGATTTTATTCTAAGAGTTTGTTTTCCACATTAACCCCATTCATTCTAGCATTAGGAGAATAATATGGCATTAGCACTAAATGTATTTCAAACTATCACGGCAGTAGTCGATTTAACATCAACAGAAGTATATACAGCTCCAACTGGATATACTGGTGTTGTTCTTTTAGCACAAGTTGCAAACATTGGATCGACAACTGAAGATATTACATTATTACATAGAAGAAGTGCAACTGATACAGAATTATTAAAAAATTTTCCAATTTCAGGAAATGATACTGCAAATTTATTGACTGGAAAATTAGTACTTGAAAGTGGAGATAAATTAGTATTATCGGGAAGCAATGCTTCAAATTTAAAATTTGTTACAAGCATTTTAGAATCATTAAATTAATCAATACGTTTTTAACTAAAAATGGCAAAGTATCTTAGCAATCGCCAAAAGAATTTAAAAGTCGGCATAAGTTCTTATTCGGAGAATAAAACAACTGTTGAAGTTGTTGGCAAGGTTGGTATTGGGACCACATCAGCAACTGCCGAATTAGATGTTGATGGTGATCTAAGATTACGTGGAAGTTTGTATGATAGAGATAATAGAGTAGGTTCTCAGGGACAAATTTTAGTTTCTACTGGGGCGGGTGTAACTTGGGCAAATGCAAATTCAATAGAAACTATTGATAATATTATTAATACCGCATTAACTGGAGTTGAAATAGAAGAAGAGGGTGTAGGTATTGGTACAGATTATCACACCATCAATTTTGTTGGGGATGGAGTTACTGCAACTGGTTCTGGCACAACTGCAACCATTACTTTTAATCAACAAGTAGGACCTCAAGGTATTCAGGGCATCCAAGGTGTTCAAGGAACTCAAGGAACTCAAGGAAGACAAGGAACTACAGGTTCTCAGGGAGTCCAAGGTATCCAAGGCATCCAAGGTATTCAGGGCATCCAAGGTATCCAAGGAACTCAAGGAACTCAAGGTAGACAGGGAACTACAGGTTCTCAGGGTATTCAGGGAATTCAAGGTATCCAAGGAACTCAAGGAACTCAAGGTAGACAGGGAACTACAGGTTCTCAGGGTATTCAGGGAATTCAAGGTATCCAAGGAACTCAAGGTACTACTGGATCTCAGGGTATCCAAGGTATTCAGGGTATCCAAGGTGTTCAAGGAACTCAAGGTAGACAGGGAACTACTGGTACGCAAGGTATCCAGGGAATCCAAGGTGTTCAAGGTGTTCAAGGTGTTCAAGGTGTCCAAGGTGTTCAAGGAATCCAAGGAACTCAAGGTACTCAAGGTAGACAGGGAACTACTGGTACGCAAGGTATCCAGGGAATCCAAGGTGTTCAAGGTGTTCAAGGTGTTCAAGGTGTCCAAGGTGTTCAAGGAATCCAAGGAACTCAAGGTGTTCAAGGTATTACTGGACCAGTAGCTGGATCTGCAGATCAGATTGTATATAAAGATGGATCGAATAATCCAGCAGGTTCTGCCAATTTAACTTTTAATGGCAATGATTTATTTGTTGGTAGAGATGTTACCATAGGTAGAGATTTATATGTTGATGGAAGCATAACAATCGGCGGTACTTCTGCAACATTATTCACAGAAACTCTTAGAGTCAGTGATGCAGATCTTATTCTTGGATTTAGAACTGATTCTAATGGAGATGATGCATCAACAGATACAACAGCAAATCATGGTGGTGTTGCACTTGCATCAACGGAAGGTACTCCATTAGTCAATCTTAATATTGCAGGAATTGAAACCCTTCCTCCCACATATAAGAAAATTATGTGGTTTAAAGAGGGTTCTTTTGGTGGTCTTGGAACTGATGCTTGGTTATTTAATTATGGAGTTGGAATTGGTCTGACTCATATGCTTTCTGGAACTGCTTTAGCAGTTGGTGGTGATGTTGATATTCATGGTGCTTTATACGACAGTAATCATCTTAAGGGAGATTCTGGGGACATCTTAGTTTCAACTGGAGCAGGTATAACTTGGACAGATCCATATGCAGCAGGTATTCAGGGTCTTCAAGGAACTACTGGTACTCAGGGCATTCAAGGAAGACAAGGAACTACTGGTACTCAGGGTATCCAAGGTGTTCAAGGAATCCAGGGCATCCAAGGTATCCAAGGTCTTCAAGGTATCCAAGGAACTCAAGGAACTCAAGGTAGACAAGGAACTACTGGTACTCAAGGTATCCAAGGTATCCAAGGTCTTCAAGGTATCCAGGGAACTCAAGGTACTACTGGATCTCAGGGCATCCAGGGCATCCAAGGTATCCAGGGAACTCAAGGTACTACTGGATCTCAAGGTATTCAAGGCATTCAAGGTCTTCAAGGTATCCAAGGAACTCAAGGAACTCAAGGTAGACAGGGAACTACTGGATCTCAGGGTATTCAAGGTATCCAGGGAATTCAAGGTCTTCAAGGTATCCAAGGAACTCAAGGAACTCAAGGTAGACAGGGAACTACTGGATCTCAGGGTATTCAAGGTATCCAGGGAATTCAAGGTCTTCAAGGTATCCAGGGAACTCAAGGTATCCAGGGAACTCAAGGTATCCAGGGAACTACAGGTTCTCAGGGTATTCAAGGAATTCAAGGCATTCAAGGTCTTCAAGGTGATGCTGGTATTGATGCTTATGGCATTACATACAACTTCGATAGTTCCACAACTGCTGCAGACCCAGGAACGGGAGATTTTAGATTTAGTATTAATTGGACAACAGG